GAAGTGGCTAACCCTGGCAATTAACAATCATTGGTACACAAAAACAGCCACAACCATAAAACCTGAATCATGGTTTGAAGAAGCACTTAAAAGAGATCTAAAAATAGATACAGGTTACTACTACGCCCAAGCACAATTATGGAGTGAAGAAAACCCAGATGCGTTTGCAGGAATCCACTCATCATACGGAGTATGTTTGATTATGGATGAAGCATCGGGTATTCCAGCTCCTATCTATTCTGTATCAGAAGGATTCTTTTCCGAGCCTACTGAAAATCGTTTTTGGTTTACTTTCTCCAACCCTAGAAGAAACACAGGCCCGTTCTACGAGAGTTTTACATCCAAGCGTAAGTTCTGGAACTTAGAACAAATAGACTCACGTACAGTAGAAGGTACTGACCAAAAACTATTCCAAACTATGCTAGAGCAATACGGTGAAGATTCTACCGTAGCTAGAGTAGAGGTACTTGGAGAGTTTCCAAACTCAGATGATGACTCTGTCATACCTATGGAGCTTGCACGTAACGCCATCAATAGAGATGTTTCGCTAACCGCAAAAGCACCTATCGTTTGGGGATTAGACGTAGCACGTTTTGGTGGCGATAATTCTGCACTATGTATAAGACAAGGTAATACTGTTTTTGAAATTAAGACTTTCAAATCAATGGATTTAATGCAATTATGCGGTGCAGTTAAAAATTTGTTTGACGACTGCACAGTAATTGAAAGACCAGAAGAAATATTAATTGATGTTATTGGTCTTGGTAGTGGCGTAGTAGATAGACTCGCTGAACAAGGTTTACCCGTTAGAGGAGTTAACGTAGCCGAAGCACCAGCTACAAAAAAGAATTATTTAAACTTAAGAGCCGAGTTATGGTTCGCGATAAAAGATTGGCTGGCGCTGCGTAATTGCCGACTTCCTAGTGATGATGAGCTTGTATCAGAATTGGCAGCGCCCACCTACAAATATACATCAACAGGAAAAATAAAAATAGAGTCTAAAGACGAAATGAAAAAAAGAGGAATCAAATCACCTGACAAAGCAGATGCACTTGCATTAACCATGGCAAGTTCGGCTGCAAGTTTTAGTGGAGGAGAGAACTTTTTAGGGTATAATTTCAAAAAGCCATTGACAAGTAGAATAATACGAGTGGGATAAAAATTTATGGAATATGATAAAGATATAGTTGAAGCATCAGAAGAACAACAAGAGTCTTATGATGTAGAAAAGCTACAAGGCTGTCTCAAGAGTGAGATGGATGACGCTAAAGACTTCATTGACCAAATTGGTGAACAAAGAGCAGACGCAACAGACTACTATCTAGGACAAGAACCTGGATCAACCTCATCACTACAATCAGAATTTGTATCAACAGATGTTAGGGATAGCGTACTATTTATGCTTCCTTCCATCATGCGTACTTTTTTTGGTACTAGCAAGATAGTAGAGTTCATACCAAATGGCCCTGAAGACATACAACTTGCAACACAACAAACCGATTACATTAATTATGTCATACAACAAAAAAACCCTGGGTTTAAAGTTTTGTATGACGCTTTTAAAGATGCGCTGATTAGAAAAACTGGTTTTGTCAAAGCCTATTGGGATGACAGCATTACTGCATCAACACACGAATACACAAACATTTCACCTGAAGCATACCAAGCACTCATACTTGATCCTAACGTAGAGGTAATTAAAGAGTCAGTTGAAATGCAAAGCATAACAATTATGAATCCTGAGACTGGTGAAGAGATGACGCAAGAAACACCAGCCAGTTACGACATTAAAATTAGAAGAATTAAACCTAAAGACCAAGTGGTTATCGAAGCAGTACCACCTGAAGAAGTTTTAATATCAAGAAACGCTAGAGACTTAGAATCATCACCCTACGTTGCACACCGCATGGTAAAAACTGTCAGCGACTTAGTTGCTATGGGTTATGACAAAGAAGAAATGGAACAATATGCTGGTTCTGGAAACTACATAGACGCTGAAAGCTATGACGAAGAACAAGCAAGAAATCCTTACGCTGATTATTCAGGCGTAGATAGAACTGATAAAAATAATGTTCTCTATGTAGAGCATTATATTTTTTATGATTTAGATGGTGATGGTATAGATGAAAGGATTAGGGTATGCACCGTAGGCAATGGAATAAACATTGTTAACGCAACACCTTGGGATGATCTACCTATTACACTCTTCTGTCCCGATCCTGAACCACACACCTCCATTGGTTCATGTCCTGCGGACTACTTGATGCCTATTCAAGCTGCTAAATCTCAAATTATGAGAGATACACTTGATAGTCTAGGCCACGCCATCTTCCCACGAATGGGTATTGTTGAAGGACAAGTTAATATTGATGATGTTCTCAACACCGATATAGGACAACCAATTAGAATGCGTGCGCCAGGAATGGTTCAGCCTTTCGCTGTGCCTTTTGTTGGTAAAGAAGCATTCCCTGTACTCTCTTATCTTGACGAAGCCAAGGAGAACCGCACAGGCGTTTCTAAGGCATCCGCAGGATTAAACGCAGATGCACTACAATCTTCTACCGCACAAGCAGTATCAGCAACTATGTCTGGAGCGCAAGGCAGAGTAGAACTTATTTGCAGACACTTTGCAGACGGCATGAAAGATTTATTCAAACTGGTTAACTCACTTGTTATCAAGCACCAAGAAGGTCAAGATATGATGAGACTAAACAACGAGTTTGTCCCTATTGATCCAAGATATTGGGATGCTGATAAAGACTTAGTCATTAATGTTGGTATATCTAAATCTTCTGACGAAGAGAAGTTCCAAGTCTTAACAGCTTTATCACAAAAACAAGAACAAATTTTACAAACACTAGGCCCTGACAATCCATTACTCAATTTACAGCAATACGCTAACACATTAACAAAAATGATTGAGATGGCTGGATTTAAAGATGCAAATTCATTTATAAACACAACAGTTCAACCTATGCCACCACAGCAACCGCAAGACCAGAAACCTTCACCTGAAGAAATGTTGGCTCAAGCAGAAGCTATGAAAGCACAAAACTTAGCACAAAAAGCAATCATTGATGCAGAAACAGACAGAATGAAAATTATCATGGATGACGATAGAAACCGTGATGAACATGAAGCTGATCTCAAACTGAAGACTGCTGAACTTATAGCTAAGTATGGCGCACAGGTAGATGTAGCAGAGATTAACGCTATCATGGAAAGAGACAGAGAAGCCATGAGACAAGCAGCAAAGAATCAATCTCAAGGAATGTTTACAAATGGAAACAACCAACCAATCGGATAAGATATACGATTTAGAATTTCTTGACGGAGATTTTATTTATGTTGGTTCGGACATTAAGGCTAAAAATTTAGAAGAAGCAAAAAGAGTCGCAATGGTCTTTTTACAAATACCACCAGGCTCAGAGCTAATATCTTGTAAGGAGACATTAATACACTAATGGCAGTAACATATAGAGGCGAAAAGTTCGCTGGTTATAACAAACCTAAACGTACACCAAACCACAAAACAAAGTCACATGCTGTCTTAGCAAAAGTCGGTGACGTAATAAAATTAATTCGCTTTGGTCAACAAGGAGTTAGTGGTGCAGGTAAAAACCCAAAGTCTGCTAAAGATAAAGCTAGAAAAAAATCATTTAAAAAAAGACACGCTAAGAATATCGCAAGAGGTAAGTTGTCACCAGCTTACTGGGCGAACAAAGTAAAATGGTAAGGAGATAATTATGCCAAAAGGACTATACGCAAATATAAACGCAAGAAAGAAAAAAGGAACAAGCAGATCAAAAAAGAAATCTACTATTTCTAAAAAAGCCTACGCCAACATGAAGGCTGGTTTTCCTAAAAAGAAAAAGAAAAAGTAATTGTTTGGTTGGCTTGATAAGTTTTTAGAGTGGTCGTTCCAACGACACGCAAACAAGCTACATAAAAAATATACACATGATAGACAAATTAATAAAACCTGTAAGCGAACTATTAGATAAGTTCATTCCAGATGCAGACACAAAGCAAAAGATAGCGCATGAAATCGCAACCATGTCGCAAAAGCATATTCACGAAATTGCTAAAGCACAAATAGAAGTAAACAAAGAAGAAGCTAAAGGGAATTGGTTTCAATCTTCTTGGCGACCAGCTACAGCTTGGGTATGTGTATTTGGCTTTGCTATTAATTTTCTAATTAGTCCTCTCGCAGCTCCTTTTGGTATTGATATACCTCAAGCAGATACTTCAACAATGCTACCTGTACTTATGGGTATGCTCGGTCTTGGAGGTTTACGATCATTTGAACGAGTAAAAGGCGTTGGAAAGTAATGAACCAAATAGCCAAAGTAGATGATAAATCTTCTTTAAGTATATCGCTTCCTTACCTTGCACAAATAGTAGTTGCTATATCTGTAGGAGTTTGGGGTTATGCCAACATTACCGAAAAGATAGATTCAAATGCACAAGAAACTAGAAACCTCAGAGGAAATCAAAACAATTATATTTTCCCAGACATTAGAACACTTGAGCAACAAGTAGTAGAATTAGAAAAGGAAGTGTTAATTTTAAAAACAGAAATAGAATTTTATAAAAAAGAAATAGAAAAAAAAGATTAAGTTAATAGTAGGCGGTAATACAAGATGAGTTGGAAAAATTTCAAAGAAGAAGAGTTTGCTTGCAAACATTGTGGTAAAAATGGTATTTCACACGAACTAATAAATAAGTTACAATCACTTAGAACAGAGCTGGGTTTTCCGTTTATTATTACATCTGGTTACAGATGCGAAGAACATCCAATAGAAGCGCGAAAGAAAACTCCAGGAACTCATGCTGAAGGATTGGCTGCTGATGTATATGTAAGAGGAAGTAAAGCACTCGACATAGTATCAAAAGCTAAAGATTATGGATTTACTGGCGTTGGCGTAAATCAAAAAGGAGATGCTCGTTTTATACACTTAGACATCTCAGAAGAAAAAGAAAGCAGACCAAGGCCACACATTTGGAGTTATTGATGGACAACCCTATATTATTTTGGAACGCGATTATCACACTCGTTTATGTTCCTATGATCTATAGCATTCGCACCAATGCAGCAGATGTAAAAAGAGTTGAGATATTACTAAACAAAACAAGAGAAGAAATACCATCACGCTATGCAACCAAACAAGACTTGCATTTGGATATGAAAAGAATTTTTGATAGATTAGATAAATTAGACGAAAAAATTGACAAGCTAATAGCTAACTAAAAAATATATGCCATCACAAGAAGATATACTAAACTCAAACGAAGCAGAGTTAATTCTTAACTCAGAAACATTCACACAAGCTGTAAACAATCTTAAAGAAGACTATATAAATTTATGGTTATTAACCAAAGATAGTGATATAGATAAAAGAGAAAATTTACACAAAGCAATAAAACTTTTACCCGAAATAGAAAAACATCTCAGAATAATAGTAGAGAAGGGTAAGATCACAAAGTCACAATTAGGAAGATTGCATAAAGTTGTGTAAAATTTAATTTAGTATTGTTAAAATACTACTTTACATTTTTAAGGAATGAATATGACCAACAACGCAAAGCCGATTGGTTTACAAACAAATTTAGAACAGACAGAACAATCTTTCGAAAGTTTTTTGACTCCAGCGGAACAACCAGAAAACGAACTAGAAGAAACATCAGAAGAGCTAGTCAACCAAGACGAAGTCATTGAAGATGATGAAATCATTGAAGAAGACGTTGAATTAGAAGACGAACTTGAAGAAGATGAAGACGAACCTCAAGAAGATCAAGTAGAAGCAGAGGAGTCCGAGCAACCACAACTATATACTATTAAAGTAGATGGTGAAGATACCCAGGTCACGCTTGAAGAACTCCAAAACGGATACAGTCGCCAAAGAGATTATACGAGAAAAACTCAAGAGTTAGCTGAACAGCGTAAAGCTATTGAAGCTCAACAAAAAGAAATTTCTCAAAAAGATGCAATTTACTCACAGTTGTTACCAAAATTGGAAGCGACTTTGAAAGGCGAGTTAGAAAACGAGCCAGATTGGAATGCACTTTATGACGCTGATCCTATTGCCTATGTCCGTGAAAAAGACTTATGGAATGAGAAGAAGCAAAGGTTACAAGCCGCACAAGACGAAGCTAACAGACTTCAACGAGAACAAGCTGAAAAGCAAAAGAAGGAGTTAGAAGAATTTGTCAAGTACGGTAACGAACAATTGCTAACACAAATTCCAGAATGGCAAGACAACGAAATAGCAGTTAAAGAAAAAAATGCTATTCGGGATTATGGTATAAATGTTTTAGGCTATTCATCTCAAGAGATGGACAGCGTTTACGACTACCGAGTTTTACTTGGTTTAAGAAACGCATGGCTACAACACAAAACCGTACAAGCTACTAAAGTCAAACCAACTGAAAAGAAAGCAGTTGCTCGTACTGCAAGACCTGGCACTTCAAACGTACCAAAAACAAAAACTCCTGTGAAGAGAGCGCGTCAAAAATTAGCTAAAACTGGAAAAGTCCAGGATGCGGCTAAACTATTTGAACAAATAATATAAACTTTTAAACATAGGAAAATATCATGGCTAAAGTAACAAACGCATTTGATACATACAGCGCGACTGCTGATAGAGAGCAACTAAGTGACGTTATTTATAACATCTCTCCTCAAGCAACTCCGTTTATGTCTGCAATTGGAAAAAACTCAATTAAGAACGTAGTTTTTGATTGGCAAACAGAAAACTTACCTACTGCTTCAGGCGCAGGTCAACTAGAAGGTTTTGAACTTTCAAGATCAGCTTCTACAGCTACATCAAGAGTGAGTAACGTGGCTCAAATCTCATCAAGAGACGCAACTGTGACTGGTTCACAACAAGCATCTGATCCTGCTGGCAAGAAGTCAGAAATGGCTCATCAGTTAGCTATCATGGCGAAGGCTCTGAAGAGAGATATGGAAGTGGCTCTTTGTCAAAAGAACCCAAAACAAACTGGTAATGCTACAACAGCAAGAACTACTGGTGGTTTTGAATCTTGGATTACTTCAAACGTATCAAGAGGAACTAACGGTGCTGGTAACGGTGGCGGTGCTGCTCCAACTGACGGAACACAAAGAGCTTTAACAGAAGCATTATTGAAGTCTGTATTACAGTCTTGCTTCTCTAATGGTGGCGAGCCTTCATTAGCAATCTGTGGCCCAGTTAATAAGCAAAAAATATCTGGCTTTACAGGTAGAGCTTCAGCTAGACAAATGATTGATGCAAACACAGTAGAGGCTTCTGTTTCTATTTACGCATCAGACTTTGGTGAGTTGAAAATCGTTCCATCTAACTTCAGTAGAGAAAGATCACTTTTATTAGTTGATCCTGACTACGCTAAAGTATCATACCTAAGAGACTTCAAAACAGTTGATATCTCAACAATAGGTGATGCAGAAACTAAGATGATTGTAGCTGAGTATGGATTAGAAATGAGCAACGAAGCTGCTCACGGTATAGTCGCAGACTTAACAACTTCATAAGTTAGTTAGACTTTAGGGAAGGCTTCGGCCTTCCCACCCTTTATTAAACATGTCACAAAAACGCACAATTACTGATTATAAAACTGGTTACAAATCAGAGTTCATAACCGAAGACGACAAAGTTGTTTATCATACAACGCAAGATGTTGCTCCTGTCATTGACCACGTCAAGAAACTAAGAGACAATACTATTAAGCCTGGAAAAGATATGCGCCACATAGCCGAAGTACCCATGGTAATTTGGAATAAAGCATTAAGAGAAGGTTGGTCGCAAGACTCCGCAAAGTGGAAAGAGTGGCTCAATAATCCAGATAATAAAGTGTTTAGAACTTGGCAAGGTAAAGTATGACGTATGCAGAATTAAAAACAGCTATAGCTGGTTATCTTAATAGATCAGATTTAACATCTACTATAGATACATTTATTGATAACGTAGAAGCTGAACTCAACAGAAACCTAAGAACAAAAGACATGATTAAAAGAGCTACTGCAACAGCAGATGCTCAATACTTATCAGTACCAAGTGATTGGCTAGAAGCCATCAATGTAGAAATCACATCAAACGATTTCAGTCCGTTGTTTCAACAATCTATAGAATCTTTAGATGTTTATAGAAAAGCAAACAACAACGCTACAGGTCAACCAGCTTACTTTGCAATGGTTGATGACACTTTAGAATTAGCACCAACTCCTGACGTAGCTTACACCCTACAGCTAACTTATTATGGTAAAATAGATGCGTTAAGTGATAGCAATACAACTAACTTTGTATCAGTATCGCACCCAGACGTTTATTTATATGGTGCATTAAAACACGCTTCTATTTACTTAATGGAAGACGACAGAATAGCAATGTTTAGTCAACAGTTCGACAAAGCATTAGAACAAATGAGAATGTCTCAAGAGAAGTCAGCATTCGGTAAAGGATCACTTTTACAAAGAAGCAGAACTTACGGAAAGAAACAAAAAAGAAATTACTACTACGGTAATTAAAGGAGAACACAATGGCAGGATTTAGTGATTATTTAGAAGACAAAGTTTTAGAGCATGTCTTTGGTGGCAATGCTTACTCAGCACCATCAACATTATATGTTGCTTTATACACAGTAGCACCTACCGATACAGGCGGTGGAACTGAAGTATCAGGCGGTGGTTATGTAAGAAAGACATCAACCTTTAACGTATCTGGTACTAACCCAACAACAGCATCTAACTCAGCTGCTGTAGAATATCCAACAGCTACAGCAGACTACGGAACAGTAGTTGCAGTTGGTATTTTTGATGCTTCATCATCAGGCAACTTACTAGCATACGCAAACTTAACTACATCAAAAGTTGTTAGCACAGGGGATGTTTTCAGATTCAATACTGGTGATTTAGACGTAACACTAGCTTAACATCATGGCCAGTATAGGCTATAACAAAGGCTATTACTCAAGATCAAAGTATAACGATCTTGCTATACAAGCCGAAGCAACCATATCTGCGACTAGCGGATTTACCGCAGTTGGAACACAAATAGATGTACCTACAGCAGTCATACAGGCTGTTTCAGGCTTTACTGCAACTGGTACACAAATTGATAAAGCAGCAACAATTATTAATGCTGTATCAGGTGCTAGTGCGGTAGGAAGAAAAACTCACGGTGCTAATGCAACCATTGCAGCAGTATCAGACTTTGACTCGCAAGCATTTATTACCGCAGCTGGTTTCTCAACCATTGCACAAACATCAGGCTTTGATGCAACAGGTAGAGCAACATTTGCAGCCGCATCAACGATCAATCAAACCAGTAGCCTTGTCGCTGTTGGTGGTCTAAAATGGGAAGATATAATTGTTCCAGACGATACATGGACAGATCAGATAGTTGCAAGTGCAACATGGACAGATCAAAGTAACCCATCAACAAATTGGACTGAATTAGACAAACAAGAGGCAGCTTAAATGGCAGATACATATACAACTAATCTAAACTTAACAAAACCAGAGCCAGGTGCAGCAGAAGATACCTGGGGTATTTCGCTTAACGCTGACTTAGATGCACTTGATGCAATCTTTAGTAGTTCTGGTACACAGATTAATTTAAACCCAAACCAAATTAATTTCGCAGACAACAAAAAAGCCATATTCGGTACAGGCTCAGATTTAGAAATCTACCATGATGGTAGTAACTCAAACATTGTTGATACAGGAACAGGCTACTTATCCTTGAGAGGTACTGATTTAAGGCTACAAGATTCTACTGGTTGGAACTTTGTTATATGTACAGATTTAGGGCAAGGTGGTGAAGTAGCTTTATTACATTCAAATATTCAAAAGCTGAAAACAACCTCAACAGGCATAGACGTAACAGGAACAGTTAAAGGTGATGGGTTGACTGTATCAACAGCAGGTAATTTAACTGCTTTATTAGATAGCACAAGTGGAACTCCAAAATTACAATTTCGTTCAGGCTCAGGAACATTATCTAGCTTTATACAAGGCGGAGTAGGTGGAACGGCAAATCTTAGTTTTCAAACAAATGGCACAACAGAACGTATGGCTATTGAAGCCAACGGAGACATATCCTTCTATGATGACACAGGCACAACGCAAGGTTTATTTTGGGATGCTAGTGCTGAGTCTTTGGGCATAGGAACAACTTCGCCAAGTGCTAAGTTAGATGTAAGTTCAGCTACAGGTTCATCTTCTATTACACCAACAGAACTGCTAATAAGTAGCTCAACTCAGGCAAGTGATTGGAGTCTTACAGAGCCATGGGGTATTCTTGGTTTTTACTCAGCAGACACTAGTGGTGGTGGTGCAGGAAGTCTAGCAGAAATTTCTGCAAACATGGAGAATACTGTAGGTGGTTTTGCTAGTTTAGATTTTAAACTGCAAAATTCTGCTCAGTCATATGCTAAAACCAGTTGGCTAACACTAAAAAATTCAAGCTCACTTGCAACTCGTCAAGTTCTTATAGAAGCTGACGGAGGTCTGTATGTAGAAAACAACGTTGGAATTGGCACAAGTTCGCCAGCAACAGCAATTCATGCTCAATCTTCTACAGCAGAAGCAAGTAGAAGTTTAAGACTAGCTTATGATGGCACATATTATTTTGATTTAAAACAAAAAGGTGCAGGCGGTATTGTTTACAACGCAGTAAACGCAAATGCAGGTGGACATAGATGGGAACTTGATGGTTCTGAAAAAGCTAGGATAGATAGTAGCGGTAATTTCTTAGTAGGGACTACATCAACAGTTGTTGGTAGTGCAACTTCAGGCAAAGGATTTAGAGTTGATGGTGCTAATGGTATTGTTCAAGCAGCAGCTAGTGGTGTTGTTTCTGCAATATTTAATAGAACGTCAAGTGATGGCGATATAGTTTCTTTGAGGAAAAATGGCTCAACAGTTGGAAGTATTGGTGTTGCAGCTGGAGAGCTATATATAGGCTCTGAAACAGGTGAAGACGCGTTTGTTAAATTTGGTTACGGGTATATGGCACCAGCTACAAAAGCTGGAGCTAACTCAGACAACTTTATAAATTTAGGTAAAAATACCTCAAGATTCAAAGACTTATATCTAAGTGGTGGTCACATGAATGGTGCTGCTAATTCTTTTACTTTTGTTTCAGGTGGTAATGCTTCTAATGCTGGTGCAAACATTCTTTTATACGGACAATCTCATAGTGGAAGTGCTAACACAACTGTATTTAGGGCAAGTGGAACTGAGTCTGCTAGGTTTGATAGTAGTGGGAATTTATTAGTTGGGACTACCTCTACAAATCCACAATCATCATCAAGTGTAGAAGGTGTGCAGATAGCACCTGACCATATTGGTGTTGGTAGAAGTGGTAATGTTGCTCTTTATTTAAATAGACAAAGTAGTGATGGAGAAATTACACAATTTAGAAAAGATGGCTCAACAGTTGGAAATATTGGTGTTTTAAGTAGCAGACCTTATTTTGTTTCTAATAATTGTGGAATAAGATTGGGTGCAGCAGAAATTGTACCAACAACATCATCAGGTGCTAATTCAAATGGTGCTATGGATATTGGTCATTCAGGAGTTAAATTCAAAGACCTCTACCTTTCAGGAACAGTTAATGCAAGTTTAGGTTATTTTTCAAAATCAGGTGGAAATAATATAACCATTAATTCTACAACAGCAAATGCTACATTTTTAAAATTACAAAATAGTGTAAGGGCATATTCTGTAACTACCACTTATGATGGTGCTTTAAGTTTTTATGATAATACTGGAACATCTGAAAGAGCTAGAATAGATACTAGCGGTAATTTCATGGTCGGAAAGACTGCTGCTAATAGTGCAACGCAAGGTGTTGAAGCTAGAGTCTCAGGACAGTTATTTGCAACATCAAATAGTGCAAAAGCAATCTTTCTTAATCGTTTAAACAGTGATGGTGAGATAATAGATTTTAGAAGAGATGGAGTTACTAAAGCCCAAATTGGTATTTTAAGTGCTTCTTCTGGTAATGATGCTTATTTTTCTTCAGGTTCTAGTAGCACTACTGGTGTTGGTTTAAGGTTTATAGATGTAACAACAACCAATGCTATACTTCCATGTAGAGGTGACGGTACTACTTCTGATAATTTAATTGATTTAGGCAGTACTGCTAATAGATTCGATGACATCTACGCTACCAACGGAACTATACAAACTTCTGACAGAAACGAAAAACAAGATATACAAGAATTATCAGATGCAGAGCAAAGAGTAGCTACAGCATGTAAAGGATTAATAAGAAGATATAAGTTTAATAGTGCAGTAGAAGAAAAAGGCGATGATGCTAGATACCACTTTGGTGTTATAGCTCAAGACTTACAAGATGCCTTTACAGCAGAAGGCCTTGATGCAGGTAATTATGGTATGTTTATATCTAGCACCTGGACTGATGATGATGGAAACGATCAAACTAGGCTTGGAGTAAGGTATAATGAACTCCTAGCTTTCATAATTACAACTTTATAGGAGAACAAGATGGCAAATACATACGAATGGGACTGTAAAACAGTTGACGTGTATCCAGAATACGAGGATCACACAGACACAGTTTACAATGTTCATTGGAGATTAAACGCTGAAAGCAGTGAAACACACGAAGTAGATGGAGAGGAAGTACCATACACAGCTAGTGTTTACGGCACTCAATCATTATCATTAGAAGATATTGGTTCTGACTTTATACCTTTTGCAGACTTAACGAATACAATAGTCTCAGGATGGGTTGAAGGTCTAATGGGTGAAGAGGAAGTAGCAAACTTAAAATCTGCTTTAGACTCTAAAATAGCTGAAGAGATTAACCCAACTACTGAAACAAAAACAATAGGCGAGTAGATGGAAACGCTGATTGAGATAATTATCCTTACAGGGGTAATATTGTTTATAATAAATAAAAAGAAACCAGAATGGATTGACTGGATAAAATCCCAAATAAAGAAGTGATAAATTATGGCTGATACTTATACAACTAACTTACAACTCAGAAAACCAGAGGTAGGAAGTTCTACTAATACCTGGGGAACTAAACTTAACGCGGACTTAGACTTGCTAGACGCAGTCTTTTCTGCAAATGGAGCAGGTACGAGTGTTGGTCTACACATAGGAATT